CGGCGGCCGCGCAGCGCCGGACCAGTACGCACTGAGCCCGGACGCATACAAGTCCGCCGTCTCGGCGCTCATGGCGACGAAGCGCGGAAACATCGACAACACGCCTGAGTACAAGGTGCTGCAACAGCGCCGCATGGCGTGGCGCCCGAACTGATTCGGGACCGTATTTGCAGACACCCGGCCTAGCGCCGTGAAGCCGCCTAGCGCCCACACCGGCGGCTAGCCCGGGCTGCATCCCTCTGGCGCTATCGAGTGCCAGCAGAAGAACAACAAGAACCAGAACAAGAAGAACATGGCACTCGAAAGCACCTCCAACTTCACCCGCCCGGGTCAGGTCGGCGCCGCTGGCGCGATCAACGCACTCCACATCGAGGAGTACACCGGCGTCGTGGAGCAGACCATCGCCCGCAAGTCGGCCCTCGAAGGGTTCGTCTCGCGTCGCTCGGTCCGCGGCACCTCGATCATCTCGAACTTCGCTGTCGGCGAATCGACCCTGCAGGCGCTCGTCCCGGGCACCACGCCGGACGGCACCGTCAACAAGTTCGGCAAGAACACGCTGACGGTCGATACGGTCGTCCTGGCGCGTTCGATCTTCCCGCTGCTCGAAACGTTCCAGACGCAGTACGACGCCCGCAAGGAAGTCGGCATGGAGCACGGCAAGAAGATCGCGAAGTTCACGGACCAAGCGTTCTTCATCCAAGCGCTGAAGACCGCGGCCCTCACGGCTGCGAAGCACACGGGCGTGAACGGCGCGGGCCACAGCGGCGCGACGCAGATCACGATGGCCGGTTCGAGCGACAACCTCGACCCCGCCAAGCTGTACGGCTACCTCGCCGACATGTTCGTCTCGATGGAGAACAAGGACGTTGACCCGCGCACCGACGACGTGATCGTCGCCGTGAAGCCGGCCGAGTTCTACACGCTCCTGCAGAACGAGCAGCTCATCAACACGCAGTACAAGACCAGCAACGGCACGTCCATCGAGGCGTTCCTGCTGAAGACGTACGGCGTGCCGGTCATCAGCTCGAACAACTTCCCGGGCGGCTCGACGATCAGCGGCCACCTGCTGTCCAACTCGGACAACAGCAACGCCTACGACGGCGACTTCACGAAGGCCGTCGCGGTCGCGTTCTCGCCGCGAGCGCTGCTCGCCGGTGAAACGATCCCGCTCACGACCGACGTGTTCTGGGACCAGAAGTTCAAGCACTGGTTCGTGGACGCGTACCTCGCGTTCGCGGTCGGTCCGAACCGGCCCGAGTTCGCGGCCGTCATCAACAAGCCGTAAGGCAACCGTTGGTGCGCAGCGGACGCACTCCCGCTGCACCCCTGACCCCTCCCTCGCCCTCGTGGCGTGCGGAGGGGTCTTTTCGCGTTTTAAGGAATCGACATGCTCCGACTGACTGTCGTCAACGACATGCTCGGCACGATGGGCGAGGCCCCGCTGAACGCCATCGACGATGCGCACCCGTATCGCGCGGCCGCACTGTCGATCCTCGACCGCGTGAACCGCGAGTTTCAGGCGCGTAGCTGGTGGTTCAACCGCGAGGAGTTGACGCTCGAACCGGGCGCCCTCGACAGCTCCATCTACTTGCCGGGTGACACGATCAACGTGCGCACCACGAATCGAAACATCGTGCAGCGGTATCGCCGGCTGTACAACCTCGACGGCGGGACGTACGTGTTCACCGCGTCGCAAGACGTGACGCTGATCCGCCTCGTCCCGTTCGAGGACTCACCCGAGCTGTACGCCGCATACGCCGCGGCCGAGGCCGTCATGCGCTTTCAGAAGCGATACGACGGCGACAGCGAGAAGACCCGCACCCTGAAGCAAGAGCTGGCGGACGCGAAGGCCGCTGCCAACGCCGAGGAGACGCGGCAGGTGAAGGCGAACCTCATCGAGTCCAACGTGCGGCTCATGTACATCAAGTCCATCGTGCGCGACGTTCGCGGCCGCAGGTTCTAAGGAGCACCCATGAAGGTTGACGGATCACTCGGCTCGCTCGTTCAGGGCGTGTCGCAACAGGCGCCGACCGAGCGCCGCGTCGGCCAGCATGGCGAACAGGTCAACATGCTGGCGGACCCTGTGCGCGGGCTCTCGCGCCGGCACGGCACGCGCTGGCAGACCGAGGTTGATCTGGACATCCCGGACGATGAAGCCGGCCCGGACAACCTCGCCGACGCGGCGAGCTACCGGAGCTTCGACTACACGTCGCAGGGCAAGGACTACGTGGTGCTGTACCGCAGCGCCGCGCGTGTCGGCGGCTCCAGCATGCCGCCCGTACTCGTGTACGACAAGACGGACGGCGCGTTCCTTACGCTCAGCCGCAACGTCTCCGATGCCCTGCTCGACACGCTCGAAGCCGGCGGCGTCAGCGCGATCACCGCGGTCGGCAAGTACGTCTTCTTCGCAGGCGGCACGATCACGCCGACCGGCACCAGCACGGACGTGTGGGGCAGCGCGGACAACCAGAAGGAGACCGTGCTATGGGTACGTGGCGGCGCTTACTCACGCACGTATAAGGCCACCGTCACGAAGGTGGACGACTCGCAAGTCAGCTTCGAGTACACCACGCCGAAGTCCAGCTACCCCGGCGTGCTCGACACCTCGGGCATCCCGGTGTACCTCCCGGACACCGCCGGCGCGACGCCGGGCACTGCAGCGGCGACGCTCACTGTGTCCGAGCCGCTGCCTACCACGCTGACCGCAGGCGGGACGTACACGCTCGCGCACGCGGGCTCGTCGCCGTCGAACATCGTCGTCACGAACCAGACCGGCTTCGGTGAGAGTTTCGGCCTTACCACGCTGATCGAGGGTGTCGAGTACACGGTATCCGCGGGCGTAATCACGTGGCTGGTAAACAACTCTGGCGCGAACATCTACGTCACGTACCAGTACGCGTCCGGCGGCACCGCCGCAACGCCCGGGTATGCCACGCAGACGGACACCGAGGCGGTGTACATCAAGCTGAGCAACGGCTTCGGCGTTGCCAAGCTGCAGTGGAAAGACTGGAGCCCCAGCTCCCTCACGGTGCGCAACATCGCCGAGGTGCTGACGAACGTGTACCCCGCCCAGCCGGCGAACGCGAGCCAATACTCGTGGGCGCCCGGCGGCCCGGACATCATCTTCGATGCCGGCATGGTGAACAACCTGAAGGTCACGGCCGAGTACACGCACACGAAGACGGTCGCGAACCCGCTGTACACCGCACAGATCGCCGACGCAACGAACGCGTACAACAGCGCGGTCACGCAGTGGATCGGCGACGCGGCGAAGGCGATCCAGCCCGAGAACATCGCGCAGTCCCTCGCGGACGCAGCGACCACCGCCGGCCTCACCGGCGTAACGCGGCACAACAGCACCGTCGTCTTCACCGATGTCAAGGACATCACGTTCTCGGACAGCGGCGATGGCACGCTGCTGAAGGGGCTAGCGAACACGACGACCTCCGTGATCGACCTGACCGACGAGCACTTCGTCGGCAAGATCGTCAAGGTCAGCCCGACCGGGCAGGAAGCCTTCTACATGAAGGCCACCGCGAAGAACCCGGCGATCACCACCGGCGTGACGGAAGTCCGCTGGGTGGAGGGCGCGGGCATCGACCGCACCATCGACACGGCGCTGTGCTACGGCGTCGCCGACAGCGGCTCGTTCTACATGGCCGGCAGCGCAACGCTGCTGAACGCCGTGCTGCCGGGCACGCACCCGGACTACGCGCCGGCCACCGTGGGCGACGATGACACATCGCCGATGCCGTACTTCGTCGGCCGCAAGATCAGCTACCTGGGCGTCTTCCAAGACCGCCTGCTGATCGGCGCTGGCGCAGTGATCCGCGCGTCGAGGGTCGGGGACTACCTGAACTTCTTCCGCAGCTCGGTGCTCACTGTCACGGCGGACGACCCGTTCGAGATTCTGTCGCAGGGCAGCGAGGACGACACGATCAAGTACAGCCAACTGTACGACCGTGACCTCATCCTTTTCGGCAAGCGGCAGTACGCGATGTCGGGCCGCGTGCCCCTCACGCCCACGAACGCGAACATGCCAGTCATGTCCAGCCACGAGGGCGCGGACGACGCGCAGCCTCGCGCAGCAGGCGGGATCATCTTCTACGCGAAGCGCGGTCAAGCGGCCACGAGCGTGCACCAGATCGAGCCCGGCCGGAACCCGGAGAGCCCGGAGTCCTTCTGCACGAGCACGCAGCTCGACAAGTACATGGCCGGCGATCCGGTGGAGCTGACGGTCCTCCCGAAGCCCACCACGCTGATCGTGCGCACGAGCGACGCGCGGAACACGCTGTTCGTGTACACGTACCTCGACAACAACGAGCGACGCCTGCAGGACTGCTGGCACCGCTGGCCGTACGTCGAAGCGCTCGGGCCGATCCTCGGGACCACCACGGTCCGCGAGGGCATGCTCGTGTTCACGCTGCGCCACCGCGCGAACGTGGACGGCGATGTCAAGTATTGGGCGGTCTGCGATCTGCAGTCCTTCGACCCGCAGCTCGACACCCTGCCGTACCTGGACAGCATGCGCCCGTACGCGGACATCGAGTCCACCCCGGGCAGCTCGCACGTCAACAACACGGACCTCTCGGCCGCGTTCGACAACTCGTCGGACTCCTTCCTCCTCGGAGCGGAGGAACTGGTGGACGTGCCGCAGCTCGTCGAGGACTTGCCGGAAGCCACGGGCCTGACCGCGGGCTACCAGTTCGACTCCTACTGGGAGCCGACGAACCCCGCGGTGCGCGACAGCGACGGTCATGCGCAGCGCACCGGCCGCCTCGCGGTCACGAAGACGATGCTGTCCTTCCGGGACAGCTCGGGCTTCCGCTCAGTCGTCACGTTCCAGAACGTCGAGACCGAGTACCGCTTCAACGGCCGCATCCTCGGCGATCCGAACAACGTCATCGGCACGGTCCCCGTGACCGAGGGCGTGCACAACGTCGTCATCGGCCGAGCGAGCCGCGAGTACACGCAGCGCATTCACGCGCTGACGTGGCTGCCCCTGAACCTGATCGCAGTCGATTGGGAGGGGCAGTCCTTCCACCGACCCCAACGAGTGAGTTAAGACATGGGCTGGGCAGCAGTAGTTAAAGGCGCGATGGGCTACA